AAGTTCAAGACGATTTTGAGTTAATTTGCTTTGACTTGGTCTCTTCCCCGTCAACCCCTGGTGCTTACCTATTTAACTCCCCCGAAGAGAGGTCAATGTACGAGGAAAACCTCGATGAAGAAAAAAATCAAAAAATTTCTGACTCAGGAATGAGCAAGTCAGTTGATTTAATGAAAAAATTAACCGATTATTTAAATCGTTAACTAAAATGAATTAATAATTATGGATGAGAAATTTTTTGTAGCTAAAGTGGTTTATGATTTACCTGATGAAAATTCAGGACGAATTAAAAAAATCAGAGAAGAGAAACTTGTTAATGGTTTCTCAGTTACCGATGTCGAAGCTAAAGTAACAAAGAAATATACGGGGTTCCAACACGAATGGCGTATCGTTTCAGTTGTGGAAAGCAAAATTGACGAAGTAATCGAATAACTTAAAAGGTGGTTTTCCACCTTTTTTTTGTCCGTTTTAAATCTTTTTCGTAAAGAAGGGGGTTTATAAACGGATTTTTTTATTTACAGAACTATTTATAAGGTAAATTAAAAACAATTTTTATGCAAGAAACTAAAAATTTAGTTGAAGAGGCACTTATTCAAATGAGAAATGTTGAAGAAGTCATTGCCGAAAACGCAAAAGGAATACTTGCTTCTACAATGAAGGAAGAAATCAGTCAGTTAGTAAAGGAATCTCTTTCCGAACAAGAAGATGAGGTTGAAGTTGATACTGAGCTAGACATGGATTTTGATATGGATAGCGATGTTGATAATATGGAAGATTCTGATAATGAATTCAATATGGATTTTGATTCGGATGAAGAAACTATCGATATGACAGATATGTCTGATGATGAAGTTATTAAGGCTTTTAAAGCTATGGGACCTGAAGATGGAATTGTAGTTGTAAAAGACGAAGGTATGGTTCACATTACCGACGATAATGAAGATGTTGAATACATTGTAAAACTTGACGAGTCTGAAATGGATGAGGAAGAGGATATGATGGAAGAGATGGAAATAGAAGAACAAGAAATGGATTTCGACGAACTTGATGTTGAAGAAGACCCTGACTTGGATGCTGTTTTGGATGCTCTTTATTCGTCGTCTGAAACTATGGAAGAAGACGAAGTCATGTATGAGATAGAAATGGATGAGGAAGAATTGGACCTCTCTGAATACATGGATGAAGAATCTATGGAAGAGATGGGAGAATCCTCACATGAGGAATATAACCTTGAAGAAGCTAAAATGACTGTAAAACCAAAAGGCGTAGGTATGGGTCATCCTAAATTTAAGTACGATAGTACTTTACCAAAAAAAGGATTTGATGACCACAAAAAGGCTGGACCTAAAGCTATGGGTACTGGTAAAGCAAAATTTGAATTCAAAGAGGGTGAAATGGGAGAAGATTCTAAGAAACGCGAATACAGACGTAAGAAAGTAGATGGTGTTGAAAAGAAAGCTGGTGAGGGTAAAGATGGACACTACAAAGACTACGAAGGAAAGTTCGGTGGTAACAAAGGTGACAAATCTGAAACTAACCCTGGCAAGAAAGACTATGAAACCAAGGAGGAAACAAAAGAGGCTGCTAGAACTTATGGTATGGGGTCGAAAGAAGGTAGAGGGTTAAGAAAAGGTATCACAAATAACAGAAATTATGTTTATGGTGATAATGGTGTAAAAGTAGAAGCTGTTGAAGTAGAATTAAATTTGTTAAGAGAAAAGAATGAAGAGTACAGAAAGGCTCTTAATGTCTTTAGAGAAAAACTCAACGAAGTTGCTGTTTTTAACTCGAACTTGGCATATGCTACAAGATTGTTTACTGAGCATTCCACTACCAAAAAAGAAAAAATAAATATCCTGAGAAGATTTGATTCTGTAGAATCACTAAAAGAATCAAAACAACTCTACAAAACTGTCAAGGATGAACTTTCCAACACTGAAACGAAAAATATTTCTGAAAGTGTTGAAAGAAAGTTGAACACAGCAAAAACTTCTGGTTCATCTACAACCTTGATTGAGTCTAAAACATATGAAAATCCACAATTCTTAAGAATTAAGGATTTGATGAATAAACTCTAAAAATATAAATTCCTAAAAACAAAAATTAAAATGGGAGCATTATTAGAAAGTGGTCTTGTTGGTAACATCGGTCTTAAGCACCTTAAAGTTATCAAAGAAGATACAATTAACAAATGGGACAAGTTAGGTTTCCTTGACGGGCTTAACGGACACCTAAAAGAAAATATCGCACAGTTGTATGAAAACCAAGCGTCATATTTGATTAACGAAGCAGCTTCGACTGCTGATACCGGTTCATTCGAAACTGTTGTTTTCCCAATCGTACGTAGAGTTTTCTCTAAGCTTTTGGCTAACGACATCGTTTCTGTACAAGCGATGAACCTTCCTATCGGTAAGTTGTTCTACTTCGTACCTAACATTCAGTCTTACACTGGAGCAAATGATAACGAGCACTGGGCACCCTACGGAGCACCTAATGCAGCTGATGGTCAAACTCCAAACGATGGTTATGACTATAACACTCAAAAAGACCTTTACGATAGATTCTACGAAGGTAACGAACCAGCTTTGGACCCACCAGGCCTTTACGATTACTCAAAAGGTTCTTTCTCAGCGGTTTCTGCTGATACCCAAACAGTTGTTTGGGCTGGTAGTCAACTTGTTCAATCAGGTTACTCATTAGGAAACTACAGAAAAGTTCTTATTGCTATGTCTGGCTTTGCATCTGCTGGAGCTGGTCAACTTATCGGACCTAACGGTCAACCAATGGATACTGAAGAATTCTTGACTGACCTTCAAATCCGTGGTGTTCTTGGTAACGTATACACTTCTGCTAACACCCAGAATAACTACTTATTCAGAGTTGTAACTCAAAGATATGGTAAAGGTATTGTTGACTATGGTCGTAACGAAACATTAACTTTCCCTAGCTCAAAAACTGATGGTGGTACTTACTACGATGTTTGTGATGCTGAAGGTAAAATCTATCTTGAAGTTGATTTACAAGTTCCTGTATGTATTTCATGTGGTGATTCATCACTCGATGGTTACACAGGCTCAACATTCTCGTCTACAACAGCTTCTGTGAGCTCTGCTTTCCGAGCAACATATAGAATCTACAAGAATCTTGAATTCGAAGATAAAATTGGTGAAGTTTCTTTCGACCTTCAGTCTGTGACTGTTTCGGTTACTGAAAGAAAACTTAGAGCACAATGGTCTCCTGAAATGGCTCAAGACGTAGCTGCATTCCACAACATCGACGCTGAAGCTGAGCTTACAGCTTTGTTGTCGGAGCAAGTTGCTGCGGAAATTGACCGTGAAATCTTAAGAGACTTGAGAAAGGCGGCATCTTGGAACCTGCGTTGGGACTACAACGGATGGAAGAGATTTAACGCTGGTACAACTCCTTACACTCAAAAGGACTGGAACCAAACTCTTATCACTGCAATCAACCAAATTTCAGCTCAAATCCACAAGTCAACTCTTAGAGGTGGCGCAAACTGGATTGTTGTATCTTCTGAGGTTTCTGCAATCTTTGATGACTTGGAGTACTTCCACGTATCAAACGCGGCTCCTGAGCAAGACCAATATAACATGGGTATTGAGAGAGTTGGAACATTAGCTGGTAGATACCAAGTTTACCGTGACCCTTACTTCCCTGCAAACCAGGTGTTGTTAGGACACAAAGGTACTTCATTATTGGATACTGGATACATCTACGCTCCATATGTACCTTTACAACTCACTCCAACAATGTACAACCCATTCAACTTTACACCTATCAAGGGTATCATGACCAGATACGCTAAGAAGGTTGTAAACAACCGTTTCTACGGTCGTATCACAGTTGATGGTGTTAGAACATTCGACTTGAGAGAATTGAGATAATATCTCAATATACAAAAGGAAAGGGGACTTCGGTCCCCTTTTTTTATTTTTTATATCTTGAATTACAATATGGTGAATCTTCACCAAAATATAGACACCTTAATACACCAACTTCAGTCCTTATTTTTTCATATTCATCACCAAAAAAAGGTTTGTGTCCATTTCTGACAACTTCGGTTAAAATGTATTCCCCATCTATTATTCTTTTACTTATCTCATTCAGTGTCATTTTCTGAAATTGTTTCAGTATTTTTATTTTTTAATCTGAGAGATTTTGAAAGTATTTCACTTTCAGTTAGACTGAAGATACCCGAATTAAAGGCCTTCTCAAGAGCAATTTTAATAATATAATCAGCCTGTTCATAAGTTAGAGTGTCTATTAAATTATCAAAATCTTCTGAATTTTGAATTTGAATTCTATCGAATAAAGGTAAAGAATTTAAGTCTTGCATAAAAATGTAAATATTTATTAAAATATAGGGTTATGGAAGAAAAAATCAACGAGAGTACCACCTCATCAAGTGATGGTGTGTTTAAAGGCAAATTAAATATCACACCACGGGTTTGGAAGAATGAACAACTCATACCTTACACCGAGAAAGTTTCGGGTTATATCAATAATGGAACCGCCTTTGATTCGTATGATGGTGAGATAAAAAAAACAAAACAAG